GGCATACGAGATAGGAGTCCGTCTCGTGGGCTCGGAGATGTGTATAAGAGACAGAATCTTAGGTCTTTTAGTAATGACATCACCAATTTATATCTTACTTGGTTGGATTTGGTATTCAGATGGATTTACTCCAATGTTAAAAACTCTAACTGCTACATCCCTTATAGTTATAGGTGTTTTTACCACAACTACGATAGCATTAAAAATTATGGACATAATTTAAAAGGAGAACTAAAATGATAAAAAGACCTTTAAAAGCTCCCAACGACAGCATTGAAGACAACCAGCTTCACTTACTACCCTACCCCGTTCTGGGCAGCCCTAAAATAGACGGCTTCCGTTGTTTAATAGATGGAACCCCGCGAACCAGCTCTATGAAACCTCAACCTAACCCGTATGTATTTGAAACTCTATCAGATCCAAGGTTAAACGGCTTAGACGGTGAATTGGTACTTGGAGAACCAAATGACAAGGATGCCTTTAATAAGTCCACGGGGCCTTTACGTAGAAAATACGGTCAGCCGGATTTCACCTTCTATACCTTTGATAACTTTCTAAACCCGAATCAGTCTTACGCACAACGATGGTTTTTATCCGATAAAAAAGACTATCTTTTACCAAGAGTTGTAGTTCTTCCTCAAACTCCGCTATATGACAAAGAAGAGGTAATCGAATACACTAACCAATGCGTAGCTGATAACTATGAAGGGGCTATGATTCGATCCTTAAGATCTACCTACAAAGCCGGTAGAGCCACATTCAAAGAGATGAATATTTTCAAACGAAAACCTCTTACCGATGCAGAAGCTGTGATTATAGGCTTCAACGAGAAAATGACTAACTTTAATCCACAGGTTGAGGATGAAATGGGGCTTATGAAAAGAGCCTCGAATAAAGATTTAAAGGTAGGTGCCGGCACGCTGGGGAGTTTTATCTTGCAGTGCCCATTCTGGAACAAACCGTTTAACTGTACTGGTAAACTTAACGACTCGGAAAAGCTAGACATCTGGAATAACCAAGAAGAGTTCCTTGGAAAAATTGTAACTTTTAAGTATCAACAATACGGCTCAATAGCTGCCCCGCGGCAGCCTATATTCCGCAGATTTTATAAAGAACTTTAAAGAGGAGAAGAAAATGGAAACCTTATTTGAGGCAATTAGAATTGTTATACAAGCTACCGGAGTTGCTGTATGGGTAGTGATTATATTTACTTTCAGCGGTATAGCAGCTTTAGCACTTAAAGATTGGTCAGGGTGGGGAAGACTAAAAAACTGGTGGTGGTTAGCTAACGGGGGAAGAGAAAGATGAAAACAATAGGTAGAAGTAAAGTACCACTATATCACCAGATACCAACAATGGTGCAAAATCTGAGTAAAAAACTCAACGTATCTGTTAATATAGAAATCAGTATCTGGCAACATAGTCACGAAACTGAAATAGCAGCAAAATTTTATCTTACCCTTGTACCAGGAGTTAAAACCGCAGACTGCTCTCGGTATGAATTTAAATCCTGGGAATCACTTGTAGATCATTATTATTATCTAATAAAAGAAGGAGTCTAAAATGTTACTAAAAATACACTCAAACTATTTCCAATACAAGCCAGAAGAAGATAGATTTTTATCCTACGCCCCGTCAACTCAGGTGTATTCCATCGGAACCTGGTTTAAATGCGGAGAAAAAGAAGTTCAATGGATTAGAAAAAAGGTGCTTGCGGGGTATGCTGAGGTTAAAGTCAAACTCCCGGGGTATACTAAAATATTTTAAAGGAGACTTCCAAATGTCAGAAATAGCAAAAGTCTGGTTTAACCAAGCTAGAAAACTCGAAGTAAACGAAGCTATATTTATCCGGGTAGCAAATAAATCTGAGCAGAATGATATAGCAACTGCACTGGAAAAAGAAAGGGAGTTATTTTCAAATCTTAAACCTGTACACGCTTCACAACTGTTTATAAACAAAGTACTTAAAAACATGAAGCAGTATGTGGTTTTGGAGCGAAAATACAGAGCCCCGTTTACAGCCTTTTTTAAGTCCACCAACGGAGAGTTGTCTAAACTTACTATTGATCCCGATAGAGAAAGACAATTAATGCTTATGGTGAAGGATAAAAAGTCCAGAAAGGAAATTGAAGAGGCTTTGAATGGTTTGACTGAAAGTGAAGAAAATGAGTATTTTCCTGGGAAATAATTTTTAAAACTAGAATATTTTTCTTGTAAACTACATTTAATCATGGTATCATTCATTCATTAAATGATGGAACAATCAAATAATGGGGTTAAGATGAGATACGCACAGATAAGACTAACAGAAGAAGAGTTTATTGAGGTAAAGAAAACAATTTTAAACGAGGGCGTATCTCTTGAAAATTTTATTAAAGAAGCTATAAAAGAAAAAATACTTTCAATTAAAGCTTTATCAACCGCTACGAAGAATATCTCTTCATAGCAACCTAACACAGGAGGAAAAATAACATGGCGAAGAATGAACCACAGACAACAGCAGAAACACCAGCTCCAAAAGCAAAAAAGAAAAGGCTCAAAAAGGTAATTGATGGAACTGTTCTGACAATCACTGAAGGTCAAACAGGAGAAGTTCTTTCCCTGGATTTTGCAACTTTGCCAGACGGCATCCAGGCCCTCTTAGGCCCCTTTGGTTTAAGTCAGAAAATTGGGGATTCTGCAGCCGGTAAAAAGGGAGCAGAAGCAATTGCGGCCATGAACAAAGTCTGGACTGGTCTGTCAGAAGGTAACTGGTCTGTTCGTGCCCCCGCAGCTGAGAAGATTTCAAAGAAATCTATTCTTGGAAAATTTGCTGATATGCCTGATGGTAAGGAGAAAGAATTGGCAGCTCAGCTTCTGAAAAAACTTGGTATTGTAGCCTAAACCAAGCAACCCACGGAGTTAGTTTTCCGCTACCTTATTAACTCCGAAACCCCGTAGGGAGAGTTTCTAACCAAATTCTCCCTACACAACCTTTTAACAAAAAAGGAAGAACTAAAATGGAAAAAGAAATATTGTATTTGGACAACTCCGGTAGATCAACTTACTGTCAGTGTAAAAAGAAATACTTCTTACAAATTATCGAAGGTTGGCAATCTAACTTCGGTTCCACAGCTTTACGTTACGGCTCCTGTTGGCATGCAATTCAAGAAGGTTATCATAATTGGGTTAAGGAAAACGGCTGGCCCACCAATCCTACTGATCAAATGTCAGCAATCAGCGTTGGTCTAACTATGGGTAATGAATCTTATATAAAAGAATCTGCAGAGAAAGAGTTCTATGATGACTATAAGAATTTCAATACTGCTGTAGATATGCTTAATGCGTATGTAGATTACTTTATAGAAGATAAACAATACCTGGAAATCATACATACTGAAAAGAAATTTGAGTGTCCGATTGAACCTGAAAATCCCACCGAGGAAAAGCTTCTTCATAAACTGCCTCCGGTTATCTTTACTGGTAAAATTGACCAGTGTGTTAAGATGGACAATGTAAAGTGGTTGCTGGATTTTAAAACTACCGGGTGGAGACTGGATCAGGTCATTGCAAAAGCCAACCGCTCCCCGCAGCTTATTGGTTATTCCTATGCGGGTAAGAAAATCCTAGACTTTGAACCCCAAGGCTGTCTGTGTTCCTTTGGTTACCTTGGTGCAACTAAATCCAGAGTAACTGGAAATTATGGAAAGGTTAGATTTGAATTTAGACGTATACCACAGATCTATACTGCCGGGGATATTGCTGCTTGGAAACTCTCATTTATCTGCACAGCACGAGACATTTATCAGTCGGTAAAGGAAAACATCTGGCCGGAATCGTTCGACAACTGTCACCAGTATGGGGCTTGCTCTTATCTTAATCTTTGTCAGCAGCATAAACCATACGAGGAGTTAAATTTCGAAGGCTTTCATGTGAATCATTGGAATGTCTTGGATGAATAAGAAATATGCGGCGATTATCTTCGCGAGATGCTACGGATGGTTCCAGCGCAAATGCCAGGTTCGATTCCTGGTCGCCGCAACCAAACAGAAACGTCAAAATTTGACCATGGAGAGTTTAAAATGGAAACAATCTTATACACCACATTTACTATTTGCTTTACAGTTGAAACTATTTTAGTTATAATATTAACCTAATTAAAAAGGAACAAAGAAAATGCCAAACGCTAAAGACGTTACAATAAACACAGAATGGTTAAAGATTATGTCAGTTGGAGAGTCCGGTACGGGGAAATCAGTATTCGCTTCGTCTTTTCCAACCCCCGGCTTTATCTTTGACTTTGGAAAAGAGATTCTTTCGTACAGGGGAAAAGATTTCAACTATGAACAATATGAGCTTACTGCCCGCGGCTGGGGTAAATTCGAGCAAGATTTTGTCCAAGTTAAAAAAGCTATCCTAGCCGAAGAATACAAAACTGTAATAATTGATAACCTTAGCTCAATGACAGATCTTTGTATGGAAAAAGCTTTGCAACTTGACCCAAAACGCTCTGCTACCAACGGCCCCTTGTGGCAAGTGCACTATTCTATGGTTAAGAATCTCATGGAAGGTAAGCTTCGTCAAATGCTGAATCTCAACTGCAACTTGGTATTTATAGCTCATCTTGACACTATCCATGATGACGCAGGAGCGGTGATTGGTGTAGAACCTAGCTTGACTGGAAAGCTGTCTGGAGATGTCCCTGCGTACTTTGATGAAGTTTACTATCATTTTTCCAGAAAGGTAAATAATGATACCAAATTCTTTATTCAAACTATCCCAATAGGTAGAAATCATGGAAGAAGCCGGGCTTCAGGAAAAGAACGCCTATTACCTGATATTATTGAAAATGATTATACTGAAGTTATGTCATATCTCACTGGAGATAAAGTAAAACCGAAAGCTAAACCAGTACCACAAAGGAGGTGATATAGGCACAGTAAAAAACTAATGAACTAACCAAACAAGACTATCACGAAAACCAAAAAACTAACAAAACGTAGGAGATTTAAAATGGCTAAAGGAAGTACAGCAAAAGTAGAAGTAGAAGACAATTATCCAGAAGAAGAAGGTGCACTCGGTGGATTAAACTTTAACGTAGAAGACGAGTATAAAGCTGACCCGCTGGTTCCAAATGGTACTTATCACGGAGTGGTTACAAAGGTATCATTTGTCCCCGCAACCTGTAGCATTATCTGGAGTATCTGCTTGCACGACAACGGGGGAGTATTATCCGATGATGAAACACCTATCGACGGGGCTTATGTAATGTATGTTAATTCTCTGCCCAGGCCCGGCGATGAAGATCTGATGACCCCTTCAGGAAAGTCCACAAAACGCCAGTGGAAAATTAATGCTCTTTCTGAGTTCAGTAAAATCCTCGACATAGATATGTCAACTCCATCTGTTATTCTTCAGGCATTAGAAGAGGGAATCTGGATTGGAATTGAAGTTGATGTAGATGTGGCTATTGAGGAGTACAAAGGTAAGTTTAATTCCAAAGTTAAACTTGGTGGAATTAGAAAGAGCTTGCTTTATTAAGCTTAACAACACCCTTCACGCTTCGGCGCACCCAGAAGGGTTACTAAGTAAGTAGTAATACTTACACTTTTGTGTGGGGAGAAGGATACGAACGGATGACTGCTGTGACCGAACACAGAGGAAGGTGAGTTCACTCCCCATTCAACCAAATAATATAACAATGTGATGTATTAAATTGAACTTCAAGGAAAAGGAAATGAAAATTTTCAGCCCTTTTAAAAAAGAACGCTTCATAGTTTGGCACAATGATACTGCTGATCGTGTGA